AGAGTTCATCCCTGCTACCCAGCCTATTCCTGGTCAGGTCGGACAAGCCGCAATTGGAGTGATTGAGCGTGACCGTGTGGCTGTCAAGATCAATCCTGTCAATCCAAAGAACTTCCTTTTTGATCCTAATGGCACTTCAGTTGAAGACTGCATGGGCGTTGCCATCGAAAAGTATGTCTCTATTCACAAGATTGTGCAGGGGATGGCGGCTGGCATATACCGCAAGGCTGAGATTGGCACTGATGCAATCGATGATGCGCTAGAACCCACTCAAGAAGCTACCAATTTCCAAGATAACAAGGTCAAAGTTCTGACCTATTATGGCCTTGTTCCTACTGAATACATCAGAAAGATGGAAGAGGCTGAAGGGATTGTTGAACTGTTTGGTGAAGGCAGTGGCAATGAAGACTATGAAGACATGGTTGAGGCCATTGTTGTCATTGCAAACGACTCTATTTTGCTCAAAGCCGACGAAAATCCTTACATGATGAAGGATCGTCCTGTTGTTTTGTATCAGGATGACACTGTTCCTAACCGTTTGCTGGGTCGAGGCACGGTTGAGAAGGCTTACAATATGCAAAAGGCTATCGATGCTCAGACTCGTAGCCATTTGGACTCTTTGGCGCTGACAACTAGCCCGATGATGGCTATGGATGCCACTCGTTTGCCTCGTGGAGCCAAGTTTGAGGTTCGTCCTGGCAAGGCAATGCTCACAAATGGCAATCCTTCTGAGATTTTGTTCCCGTTTAAGTTTGGCAATACGGATGGAAACAACCTCCAGACAGCAAAAGAGTTTGAACGCCTGTTGTTGCAAGCAACTGGCACGCTAGATTCCAATGGAATGGTCACGCAAGTTAGCAGAGATGCTAACAATGGCGGCATTTCGATGGCTGTGGCTTCTATCATCAAGAAGTACAAGCGCACTCTGACTAACTTCCAAGAAGATTTCCTGATTCCGTTCATCAAGAAGGCGGCTTTCAGGTATATGCAGTTCGATCCGAACCGCTATCCATCTGTTGACATGAATTTTGTGCCGACTGCGACTCTTGGCATCATTGCTCGTGAGTACGAACAACAGCAATTCATTGCTTTGTTGCAGACTCTTGGCCCGAACACCCCTGTTTTGCCGTTGATTCTTAAAGGAATCTTACAAAATAGCAGTTTGACCAACCGTTTTGAGTTGATTGCGGCTCTTGACCAGATGTCTCAGCCTGATCCTGCTCAACAGCAGTTGGCTTTGCAGAAAGTGCAGTTGGATTTGCAATTGGCACAGGCTCAAGTGGCTCAAGTGGCAACTCAGGCAGAGCAGAACCGTGCTGAAGCGCAAAAACTGCTGGTTGAAGCGCAATTAAAGCCTCAAGAGGTGCAAGCTAGGGTTAGCCAAGCCTTGACGCAGAACTTGCCTAACCAAGACGACATGGCATCCAAGGAATTTGACCGCAGGGTTAAGGTTGCAGAGTTGATGCTCAAGGAAGCCGACATCAAAAATAAGAGTAAGATTGTCGAAATGCAGATGGCTGAAAAGAACAACAAAGTCGCTGGGATGGAGCAAGATTTTCTTGACCAACTGAGCAAGCAACTTGGCGGTAATGCACCAAAGGTTGAATAATGGACGTTGAAAGCCTAGCAAAGCAGTTGATTCTGCAAAACATGACACCAGAACAGCAGATGGCTGTTTTGGATGGCATCAAGGCTTCTATTGCTCAAGCAAAAGAGGTGCAAAAACGCAAGATTGGCGAGAATGTTGACCTTGTTGTTCAAGCCCTTAAAAAGATTGAAGCTGACATCCGTGAAAGATACGATGAAGTTGGCAATGCCATTGAAAAGCGTGTGGCCTCTATCAAAGATGGTCGTGATGGCATTGATGGCCGCAATGGTCGTGACGGCAAAGACGGCAAGCCTGGAAAAGATGGGGCTGTAGGCCGTCCTGGGCGAGATGGCAAAGACGGGAAAGATGGTCGAGATGGTATTGATGGCATCTCTGTGATTTCTGCAAACATTGACTTTGATGGTTCTTTGATCATCAAGTTGTCGAATGGAAAAGAAATCAATGTTGGTGAAGTTGTGCCGATGGACTTGGCAGAACGCATCAAGATAATTGGCAATGGTGGTGGCACTTCTCAAACTGTCCTTGATACTTTGGATAGTTTGCAGACGCAGATCAACAACCTTATTCCAAGTCAAACTGGTAACTCTGGCAAGTACCTTACTACCAACGGAACTACGTTGTCTTGGGCATCGATTGCTGGTGGTGGGTTGTCTTACCAGGGAACATGGAATGCTTCAACGAACACTCCCACGCTTGCATCTGGTACTGGTACTAATGGCTATTACTATGTCGTCGGCACTTCTGGTTCTACTAATCTTGATGGCATTACTGATTGGGTGGCTGGAGACTGGGCTTTATTCAATGGCACAATCTGGCAAAAGATTGATCAAACTAACCTAGTAAGTAGCGTCAATGGTCAAACTGGTGCTGTGAGTTTGACAACAAGCAACATCAGTGAAGGCACAAACCTTTATTACACTGATGCAAGAGTTAGGTCTGCAATCAGTGCTGGCACTGGTATCTCTTACAACTCATCTACTGGTGTTGTTACCAACTCTGCGCCAGATCAAACAGTTGCATTGACTGGTGCTGGAACGGTATCAATTTCTGGTACTTACCCCAACTTTACGATCACTGGTGCTGACCAGTATCAAGGCACAGTCACTTCTGTTGCCATGACTGTCCCAACTGGTTTGTCGGTGTCTGGCACTCCGATTACTAGTTCTGGGACTTTGGCAGTTACTTTTGCCGCTGGTTATAGTATCCCAACGAATACATCTCAGGCGAACTGGGACACCGCCTACACGGATAGGTTGAAGTGGGATGGTGGATCGACTGGTTTAAATGCGGCAACTGGTAGAACAAGCCTTGGGCTTGGCACAATTGCTACTCAGAACGCAAATAATGTGTCAATCACTGGTGGTTCTATCACTGGAATCACTGATTTGGCGATTGCTGATGGTGGAACTGGTGCATCTACTGCTACTGCGGCATTCAACAATCTTGCACCTTCTCAAACTGGGAATAGTGGCAAGTTTCTGACAACTGATGGCACGAATGCGTCATGGGGAACTGCTGTTGCTATAACTTTCCCGTTTTATAAGTCAAGTGGTACGTTAGATACGATTGCTTTGGTGAGTAATTCATATCTGCCGTTCTACAATTATTCTGGAACTGCAAAGAACATTGCATTGACGACATAAGGAACAAAAATGGGCGCACGAATTGTCAAATCAATCTATACTGGAAGTGATGTCACTTCTTTAGGTGAGACTACAGCAACTGACACGATTGATGGAGTTCTTGCTCCTACCATCACTACATTGACTGATGGTTCAACTATCACTCCTGCATTTACTGACAGTTGCAACTTCACTGTGACATTGGGTGGTAATCGCACATTGGCTAACCCAACTGGCTTGGTTGCTGGTCAGAGTGGTTCAATCTTCATCGTGCAAGATGGCACTGGTAGCAGGACACTGGCTTATGGAAGCTATTGGGACTTTGCGGCTGGTGTTGCACCAACACTGACAACGACAGCAAATGCTGTTGACAGGATTGACTACATTGTTCGTTCTAGCACGAGCATTCATGCAGTCTTCACTGGGAACTACAGCTAATGAGTGCCTTCCATGACAATGCTTTGATGGGTGCATCTGGTCAACAGGGCTACCAGATCAGCCGTAGTGTGCGTCTGCGGTCAAGTGCTTCTGCTTATTTGAATCGGACACCAGGGAGTGCTGGAAACCGCAAGACTTGGACATGGAGTGGCTGGGTTAAACGCGGCACATTGAATAGCAGTGCAGCCGTTGCATATCCATTGTTTGCAGTTCCAACTGGAACAACTGATTCAACTTGGTTTGAATTTCGATTTGTTTCTGATTTTTTGTATGTTGGCGGGTACTCAACAAACTGGAGAATTACCAGTCAAGTATTTCGTGACCCATCTGCTTGGTATCACATTGTTCTTGCTGTTGATACTACGCAAGCAACAGCAAATGATCGTTTGAAGCTCTATGTCAACGGAGTTCAAGTCACAACATTTAGCACAACAAACAACCCAACGCAAAACGCAGATCTCGGAATTAATCAAGCATCTGCAACTTATATTGGTCTTTCAAACAGTCAATACTTTGACGGATACCTCACCGAAATCAACTTCGTTGATGGTCAAGCACTGACACCATCCTCATTCGGTGAAACAGATGCAGTCACTGGTGTGTGGAAGCCCAAGAAGTATGGTGGCACATACGGCACTAATGGTTTCTATCTGAACTTCTCAGACAACAGTAGCAACACTGCCACAACGATTGGTAAGGACTACTCTGGCAACGGTAACAACTGGACACCGAATAACATCAGCGTGACCAGTGGTGTGACCTACGATTCAATGCTGGATGTACCAACCCCTTATGTTGATGGTGGAAATGGGCGTGGCAACTATGCGGTTTTGAATCCTTTGGATGCTCAAGGAACTGCAACTCTAAGTGATGCGAATTTAACTATTGCCTCAGCAACAACTGCACACAAAAATAGAAAGGCAACTTTCTTAATTCCTAGTTCTGGTAAATGGTATTGGGAACTCACGACTGCATCTACTTGTAGTTCATCGGTAATTCTTGGATGGGGTTTGCAAACAACATCTGCCGCAACTGATTCACAGGCTGGTAATGCAAATACTTGGATGGCTCAAAATGATGCAAACCAAGATATTTTTAATCAAACAACAAGTGTTTTAAGCACAGGAAGTGCTGTTTCTGGTGGAAGCATTAGACAAGTTGCTTATGATGCTGATACAGGCAAATTGTGGTTTGGCATCAATAATACTTGGTATAGCTCAACTGATTTGACATCAGGTAATCCAAGTGCAGGAACAAATCAATGCATGACTTTATCCGCTGGAGATTATTTTCCAACGATTACTTGTTACAACTTGACCGCAAACGCCAACTTCGGTCAACGCCCATTCAGCTACACCCCGCCCACAGGCTTCAAGGCACTGAACACGCAGAACCTGCCTGAGCCTACGATCAAGGCTGGCAATAAGCACATGGATGTGTCTCTTTACACAGGAAACGGTACAAACCAAACTGTGACAAACAGTGGTGGCTTTACGCCTGATCTCGTGTGGCACAAAGGCCGATCTGTTGCGTATAGTCACAGCCTTGTTGACTCTATTCGTGGCAATAGCAATGTCTTGTATTCCAATACAACAGACGCTGAAGCTAATCCTGGTGCTCAGTTGGACATCACTACCAACGGTTTCATCTCAACTTATCGTGCCGCCAATTTAGCGAATAACCAAAGCTCTGCTACTTATGTCGGCTGGCAATGGAAAGCAGGTGGCACATCCTCATCCAACACCAATGGCTCAATCACATCAACTGTGAGCGTGAATGCTACGGCTGGTTTCTCCATCGCAACCTATACAGGCACTGGTGCGAACGCAACTGTTGGTCATGGGTTGGGGGTTGCTCCAAGCATGATTATTTTGAAGCCGAGAAATGCCGCAGATAATTGGCCTGTATGGCATAGCAGTTTTGCGGTCAATGAGTATGTGTATTTGAACTTGACCAACGCAAAGGCATCGCTATCAACCTTTATGAATAGCACATTGCCAAGCTCAACTGTTTTCAGTCTTGGCACTTGGTCGAACACAAATACCAACGCTCAGACAATGGTCGCCTACTGCTTTGCAGAGGTTGCTGGGTATTCCAAATTCGGGAGCTACACGGGCAACGGTTCTACTGATGGCGTTTTTGTCCAGTTGGGTTTCCGTGCCCGTTACCTGCTCATCAAAGAGACAGGCAACGCAAACTCATGGGAAGTCTATGATACGGCACGAAATACATCTAATGTTCAGACAAAGCGATTGTTCCCTAACGATAGTCTTGCAGAAGCAACGACAGACCCATCGCTCGACATTCTCAGCAACGGATTCAAGTGCCGTGCTGGAAACACTGGCATCAATAGGTCTGGTGGCACATACATTTATGCCGCCTTTGCTGAAAACCCATTCAAAATTTCACTTGCGAGGTAACCCATGTTTTTACTCAACGGCAACCCTTTACCCCTTGACACGCCATTCACAGTTGATGGCACAAGCTATCCAGCCAACTGGTTGCGTCTGACCTCTATTGAGGAAAAGAATGCCATCGGCATTACAGAGGTGGCAGACCCTATTGTTGCGTATGACGACAGATTTTTTTGGGGCGTAGACAATCCCAAGTTGCTGAACGACAGAGAAGAATCAGACGAACAAGGCAATCCTTTGTATGTAAAGGTACTTGGTGAAGTTGATGGTCAGCCAGCAATGGTTGATTCATCTGAGCGACTGGTCACCAAAGGCTTGAAGTCTCAATGGATTGCACAGATCAAGGACACGGCTGGCAAGCTGTTGGCTCAAACTGACTGGATGGTGATTCGCAAGGCAGAGCGAGATGTGGCTATTCCTGCGGCTACTGTCACCTACAGGGCGGCTGTGGTTGCTGAAGCCAATCGGCTTGAGACTGCTATCAATGCTTGTTCTGATGTCCCTGCCTTGATTGCTGTGGTGACTGCACAAGGATGGCCTCAAGCATGACACCAGAACTGCAAAAGTACTATGAAAATCGCTTTTCCATGATGGCAACAGATGGATGGAGTGATTTGATTGAGGATATTGACAATATGGTAAACGCTTTGAATAATATAAGCGTAGTTCAGGATGAGAAAGACCTACAATTCAAAAAAGGTGAACTTTCAATCCTCTTGTGGCTGAAAAATCTCAAAGAGATCAGCGAAAGAGCATACGAGGAACTGAATGAGAAGAATGTTTGATTTTGTCTGCGTAAGTGGACACAAGTTTGAAAAACTGGTTGGTTATGAGACAACTAGTTTGAAGTGTGATTGCGGTGGTTCAGCCAATCGCGTCATATCGGCTCCTGCGATCAAGTTGGAAGGGTGGAGCGGTCATTTTCCTGGCGAGTCCATGAAATTTGAGCGTAAACACCGTGAAAAGTTGCAAGCAGAGCAAAAAGCGAACTCATAAGCAAGTTTTGTGCCGAGTTCATATCTCCTACAACCGATAAGGCAGGAAAAGGAAAGACTATGTTGATTGATGAAAACGAGAATCAAGATCAGAACGAACTGGAAGCAGTTGGTCAAGAAATCTCCAAACTGAATGAAGAGGCAAGCAATCTTCCTGAGAAATACAGGAATAAGTCACTTGAAGAGGTGATTAAGATGCACCAAGAGGCTGAAAAGCTGATTGGTAAGCAAGCCCAGGAGGTTGGAGAGGTTCGCAAGCTGGCAGATGAACTGATTAAGAGCAATCTCGCAACTAAGCAACAGCAAGTTGTGCAAGAAGAACCTGAAGTTGATTTCTTTGAAGATCCACGGAAGGCTGTTCAGAAGACTGTTGAGGCACATCCTGATGTTCTCGCGGCCCGTCAAGCGGCTCAAGAGTTCAAAAAGATGCAAGTTCAGCAAAAGTTGCAACAGGCGCATCCTGATTTCGCACAGATTGTGCAAGACCCTGGATTCGCTGATTGGGTTAAGGGTTCATCCGTAAGGATGTCTCTGTACTCAAAGGCAGATGCTGAGTTTGACTTTGACAGTGCAAATGAACTGCTGTCCACCTACAAAGAGTTGCGTGGTGTTCGTACCAAACAAACCGAGGCCGTTGGTAAAGCGACTCGGGAGAAGGACATGAAGACTGCGACTGTTGATGTTGGTGGAACTGGTGAGAGTTCAAAGCGAGTCTACCGAAGGGCTGACTTAATTCGGCTGAAGATGACTGATCCTGCTCGTTATGACGCATTGCAACCAGAAATCATGGCGGCTTATGCAGACGGCAGGGTTCGATGAAACCCTTTAATCTTTTGGAGATTTAAACATGGCACTTGGAACCGATCACGTCACAGTAACTACTGCGGCAACTTTTATTCCTGAAATTTGGTCTGACGAAATCGTTGCCGCATACAAGAAGAATCTTGTTGCCGCCAACCTCGTCAAGAAGATGAATTTCCGTGGCAAAAAAGGCGAC